CGTAGACTACGAAGAGATGGACGATTACCCAGAATTGATGACAGCTGTAGATATCTACGCGGATGACGCCACCCAGACAGACATGCAACTGAACAAGTCTATTTGGATAACCTCAAAGGACAAAGATCTAGAGCGTATAGGAAATGACTTACTGCACAAGACCCTACGCGCGGATGAGGACCTGTGGGGTATCGCCCGTACACTGTGTAAATACGGTAACGACTTTGAGGAGCTTCTAGTAAACGAGGACGGGGTTAGAGGATTCAACTACTTACCTCCGCCAACTGTTAGGCGCGTAGAGGGGCCCCACGGTGAGCTATATGGGTTCATACAAGACTTCAAGGGTAGGACTGGACACTCTCCGGCTGAACTACAACAGATTATCGCCGCGCGCGCGTCTATGCAGCAGGGCGCCTCAGTACGTGACGATAAGCTAACCGCACTAGAGGATTGGGAAGTAGTCCACTTTAGGCTACGAGGTAAACACCGCAGGAGTGTATACGGGCACTCGGCTCTAGAGCCTGCTAGGTGGATCTGGAAGCGCCTTATGTTACTAGAGGACGCCGCTCTGATATACAGACTTCAGAGGGCCCCAGAGCGCTACGCCTTTTATGTTGACGTGGGAGACCTACCTCCTAGGGAGGCTATGGCCTTCGTTAACAAGGTCAGGCAGCAGTTCAAGAAGCGTAAATACGTTAATCCTAGCACCGGTAAAATGGAGCTAAAACAGAACGTTCTAGCGCCGGACGAAGACTTCTTCATCCCTGTACGTAAAGGATCTGAAAGTACTAGAATCGAAGTACTAGGGTCCCCGTCGTGGCAGCACATGGACGACGTGGAGTACTTCAGAGATAAGCTGTTCGCTTCTATCAAAGTGCCTAAAGCGTACTTAGGTCAAGAGGACGGCGTAGCTAGAGCAGTTTTATCTAGTGAAGACACTAGGTTCGCTCGGACTATCCTTAGAGTTCAGAAGGAACTAAGAAGTGGATACTCTAAAGCGTTCCGAGTACACCTAGCTGCTATCGGTATAGATCCGTCCCGAGCTGAGTACGACATTCACATGACTACGCCTTCCTCGATATTCGAGCTGGCACAGTTAGAGGTTAGAAACGCCAAGACCGACCTAGCCTCGCGTATGCGCGAGCACGTATCCCTTCACTGGGTACTCTCCAACGTGTTTGGTATGGGCGACGAGGAGATAAAAGTAGTAATACAGCAGAGGGAAGAGGACACCGTAAGAGACCTAACTGCTGAGGGTAAAGGGCAAGCAGCCGCCCAAGCACTAATGCCACAAGAAGACATGGGTGGAGACTTCGGAGGGGGATCTAGTGGTCCAGCTCCTCAAGAAGCTCCTACAGGTGAAATGACCCCAGCCGCAGCTGAGGGCCCCCAGGCCGCAGAGAGCGCTAGACGCTTTACACGTCACCTTCAACTAGAAGCGCGTAAGAAGAGTATAGCTCTAAAGAATCATCTGCCTATAACAGAGCAAGAGCTGTTTAAGGGGAGCCGCGAAGCTGAGAAGCGCGCCTCTGGTAAACTCAATAATCTGCTAAAGAACGACGACATAATGGCCGGTCGTCTTAACGAAATAAGAACACTAGTAAGAGACCTAGTTAAGTTAAATATGGATAGCCCCAAGCGATAGCTTGACAGGTATAGGATCTTACAGGTAGCCTCCAAGTACACCCATGCCCCGATTCTTTCCAACTGAAGCCGTAAAACACCTGACCCGTGGTAGCTTCGAGCGCCTAATCGCAAAATTGGAGGAGGCTTTAGAGGACTATCCGATGTTCGAAGGATCATCTTCTTACGTTTTAGGTACGTTTTCTGGTTACGCTATTGTAGCCTCCGACGAGGGGGCCTGTGCAAGGATTAAGTACGAAGACCTAGGAGAATCTATAGAGATCTTAGAGCACGAGTTCGTAGAGCTAAAGTCTTACGACACTAGTGAGGTAAGCGAGTTTCTAGAGGACGAATCCAGTAAGATATTAGACCTATGGAGTAAGGGCAACCTAACCGAGGCAACGCAGCGACTAAGATCTCTAGTAGAAATATCCGAGAGCGTAGAGCGTGTTAACGAGTCCGACCTGATGAAATCTTGGGTCCCGATGCTAACTCAGAGCCGTCCTTGGACTCTCTTCTAGACGAAAAAAGAGGCGAAATTGAGGGGGCCCTGGAAGAGACAACACGTATAGGCTTGCATCGTAAGTTTCATAGGTTATATGATGGGTCCATTCCCGAGAGTGATCTTGAACCCTACAAAGGTTTAGTACTATCAGATCTTGGGGCCCTTAAAGAGAGCACAAAAACTTTGTTAATCGATACGCAAAACGCCAGCGAGGCCGCCCGCACCCAAGCCGCAAGGTTTGAAGAGGGTGGAGCAGTAGCCGCGCTTTTTGCATTTTCTGAGGATCTTCTTGAAGACCTGGCCAGAATCGATAGAATAGCAAGTGAAGCTACAAAGCACGTGAGCGGCGTAGCCAACTTAAGTCAACTTCACGATCTTATAGAAGTCCGATTAACGGACGCCAAGATCGCGCAGAATTTCGTAGATACCCTAGCTAAAAGTCTTAGCACCAACACCCTGTATTAGGAGAGCAACCATGCGTGACCCCCGAGATAAAGTCGTACTAACCAGCCTACAAGAGGATTTCAAAGCTATTGGAATCATCGCCGAGTCAGAAGAAGTCGAAGTCGAAGAGACTGAGGAAGACGCTGAACTGGAAGAGGGTCGTCGTCGCGCCGCTGGCGGACGCAAAATGGTCCGAACCAAGAAGATGAAGAGCGGAGATAAAGCTAAGGCCCGTGCCAGCTACCGCAGGCGTAAAGGTAAGATTGCTAAGCGCCGTAAGAAGCTTTCCAAAACCTCCCGTGGTAAGAAGCTAGCTAAACTAGCTATGGCTATGTCCCACAAGGAGTCCGTACAGGTTTCGTCCTCTGATCGCATCAACAGCATCCTAGAGGATGTTAAGGACATTGTTTCTTCTGTTAATGAGTCCGATTCTAGCCAAGACCTAGATAACGCTATTAAGTCGTTCGCGAACGTAGCCATTATCTCTGAGATGCTAGCTAACTTCTTCGCAGAATCCGTTGAATTGGTTGAGTCAAATGAGGAGCTTTCCTCTGAGCTAACCGACGCAGCTGAGTACTTCCAGGAGCAAGCTGAGCAGGCCGCTTACCTAGCTACCCTTCTAGACGAAGGTGGCGAGCTGGACGAAGACGTCGATGTTGACGCCCTATTCCAGGAGCACATGAACGCACTCGTAGAGGGCCTTGAGCTTTACGCCGACCTAACGGAAGACGAAGACGAGGACGACGAAGACGAAGATGATGACTCGGACCTTGAAGAGGACGAGGATGAAGATGAGCTTGAGGAAATGTCCGCAGTGGACAGGATGCGAGCACTAATGTCGGGAAACGACTAAAAGATCGGTTTCTAGAAGCCCCGAGACAGCGTAGGTCCGCCTACGCTTCTGGGCGGAAAGAACTGATCGGGTATGAAAACCCAAAGCGCAAGACCCGTAAAGTTAAAAAGAAAACCAGATCTGTATTATCGTTCACACCTATGCGCAGCAAACACCGTTGGCGAAAGTACTAAGGAATAAAACACACCATGACACGTAAAAAATTACAAGACTTCGCTGTAGTGGGCTTACAGCTCGCCGAGAGTAAGAGCAAGTCCGGTAACACGGTGGTACGCGGTGAGTTCGCCTCCTACGGAAAGCCGACTGCTAACAAGCGCTTCTACGGTGAGAACATCTGGAAGCAGGAGATTAGCCGCCTAGAAGAGGCGATGGGCGACCGTCGTGTCTATGGCGAGCTAGATCATCCTACTGATGGCCGTACATCTCTAAAGCGCGTCTCTCACATTGTGACAGGCATGCACCTAGAGAACGGAATCCTAGTAGGCGAAGCTGAGATCCTTCCTACTAAAGAAGGTCTACAACTAGAGGCTCTATTAAAAGCTGGCTGCAAAGTAGGCGTTTCTTCCCGAGGTTACGGATCTGTAAAGACCGATGACAAGGGTATTGATGTTGTCCAAGAGGACTTCAAACTACAAACATTCGACTTCGTGGCGGACCCTGCTGATAGTACGGCCTACCCAGAAGCTGTTTTCGAAGGAGTTGAGTTCCCTATGGACGTACTCGATGAGAGTGACCGTAAAGACGCCGACATTCGTGGGCATGCCGCTGATGATGCTGCTAAGGCACTACAGTGGGCTGCTATCATGAAAGCCGACGACGACGCCAAAGCCGCAGCAGCGGCTGGTGTATCTCAAGTAGAGGCTAGCAAAGACCTCCCAGCAGAGCTACTTAAGAAGGTAGCCGAGATGCGAGACGAACTTAGCGATAAGATTCGTGGAGAGCTTCTATCCGACCCTAAAGTAGCTGGCGCGGCCTCCGCGCTAGAGGCTATTAAAGATCTCCTTCTACCTTTCGTAACTACAGCTGATACAAAAGCCGTAGCCGAGCAGAAGGACACCGAGATAGCTAGACTTAAGAATAAATTAGCGGAGCAAGATCTTCGTATCAAAGACCTGGAAGAAGAACGCGACAAAGTAGCCGCTGTGGCCAAAGAGTCCGCCTACAAGCTTTACCTAGAGCGTACGCTCAGTAAAGATCCAGATGCCGAACTAGTACGTAACCTAATTGGTGACGTAACCGAGTTTGGGTCCTCCGCCGAGCTTAAGGCTCGCTTAGAAGCTGTTCGCGGTGAACTAGCTATCAAGCGCGAGGAACACCTGAAAGAGCAAGAGTTACTAGCAGCTGAGGCCGCTAAGACTCAAGAGCTTATTCAGCAAGTACAAGAAGAGGCTCAGACACGAGTGTCTAAGCTAGAAGAGGCTGTAGAGAAGCTAGCGGGTGCTAACAAAGACCTAGCTCTTCGTCTCTACACGGAAAAGAAGTTGCGGGGCAATACTAGATCTGCGAAGATCCGAACACTAGTTGAAAACAATTCAGTTAGTTCTAAGGAAGACGTGGACGAGCTTATTGAACAATTCTCTGCAAGTTATGCACATGATTCAGATGAATCAGGAGCTTTCCGAGCCAAAGTCCGTAAACGTCTTAAGTCGCAGACTCGCGAGTCTGATGCTTTAGAAGAAGCTAGCCCTGTAGGAGATGGTCTCTTACACGGTATCCCAATGAGCGAAATCCAGTCTTTGTCTGGCATCAAGCGATAATATGACCAATACCGGTCAAGAAACTTACCAAGGAGTATTACTATGAGTGTCGAAGCTCGAAAAATCCTATTAGAGGGCGGTAGAGGGTCTATTGCCGACCAGAGCTACGTCGGCGCTCTCATTCAGAAGTGGCGACCTTTGCTCGAAGGTCTACCAGATCGTACGGAACACGACCGTTACGTCCTGGGTTGCACTGCCATGCTTATGGAGAACGAATCCCGTTATCTCCAGAACATGTCTGAAGATACCAAATCCATCAATACCGGCTCGTTCACGAAGTTCATCTTCCCTGTACTTCGCCGAGTATTCCCTAACCTGATCGCTAATGAGATCGTCTCGGTTCAGCCGATGACGGCCCCAGTCGGTGCGGTCTTTTACCTAGACTACATCTACGGAACCACCAAAGGTGGAACGACCGCTGGAAACATTTTCCCGCGTGACTTCGACAAAGACTACTCTTCGGAGTTTGTCAATGGTGAGCCTCTAGCTACCGGTAACGGTACCGACTTCGGTGGCGCGGGCGCTGCTCTAGCTGCTGTAGTTGGGTTCACACCTGTACGTCCTCTGGACAATACTCGTGGATTCTCTGTTGTTGTTCGCGAGATCGACAATACGGGCGCTACGGTACAGGAAGCTACTGATGACGGCGCGGGTGGATTCACAGGCGATTCTATTGCCGGTTCCGTGAACTACTCGAACGGTTCTATCAGCGGATTTAAGCTAACCAACGCGGCTGCCAACGGCAACCAAGTAAAGGCGTACTACACGTACGACGGCGAGCTTTCTTCTAAGGTTCCTCAAATCAACCTAGATGTTAAAAAGGCACCTGTCGAGGCTGTACCTCGTCGCCTTAAGGCTCTATGGTCGTCCGAGGCTGCTGAAGACCTTCGTGCCTTCCACGGTCTTGACGCTGAGACTGAGATTGTCTCCGCTGTTGCCCAAGAGATCGCTCTTGAGATCGATCGTGAGATCATCAACGACCTGTTCCAGGCTTCTACCGGAACAACCTCCACCTTCGACCGCGTGCCCCCAGCAGGTGTTAACGAGCTAGATCACCTACGCTCGCTGATTACTACTCTAGCTACCGTGTCGAACCTAATCCACAAGAAGACGCTTCGTGCGCCTGCGAACTGGATTGTTACTTCTCCTGAAGTATCGGCGCTGCTAACACAGCTCCAGGGTCACGGTGACTTCCGCGCTCTATGGACCTCCGGTTCTGAGAGTCCTTCCGGTCCTGCCGATATGCCTAGGCCTATCACCCAGCACGGCCAGTTCGGTATCTACAAAACTGGTACCCTTAGCAACAAATGGCTTGTGTACGAAGATCCGTTCTTCAGCCGCGACCAGATGCTAATCGGCCTTAAGGGCGGTAGCTACCTCGATGCAGGTTACGTATGGGCTCCATACAT